GTGTTGCACGCCGGTGCTGCGTGTGATACTATGTAGCTAGACCGGTCGAACGGCCGGTCAGACAGGAGAAGATCGTGGATAAGCTCAAGTACGTGACGCTGGAACTGGACACCGTTCTCAACGAGGGAGAGACGGCGCAGGAGGCGGCGAAGACGCTGTCCGAGGACTTCGACCTCAGCGCGTCGGTCGCCGCGGAGCACGGTCCGGCCGGTGGTCACCCGCTGATTCGCATCACCGGTCCACGCGCCGAGGTGCTTCGGTACCTCGTCAGATACGGCTACCCGGTCGAGGACTACGGGTTCGATCCGTCCGAGGTTCCGTACTCGCTGTAGCTCGTCGGGAGGAACTTCGGTTCCTCCCACTCTGAGAGGATGATCGACGTGCCTGAACCCTCGAAACACGTGAACACTCGCGTCTCACGGATCGCGCGCGGCACCGTGAACGCGCGGGCGATCCGGGGCAACCGCGCGTACCTGTCCGCGACGCGCAACCCGTATGACGCCCCCACTGAAGCGTACACCGGCACCGAGAAACCGACACCCCCACCTTCGAAGGGCACGCCTCGACGTGAAGAGTGGGAGAGGAAGATCGGCGAGCTCCGCGCGCAGGGCAAGTCGTACGTCGACATCGCTGTGGAGATGAATGCCAGTGAGTTTATGGTTCGTAAGACTTGCTTGCTTCGCGGCTTCGTTAAGGGAGAGTGAGGATAAGATGAGACTTCCCAACCGCGTGTTCGGCCTCGTCGCACGTCTGTACTTCACTGAGAAGTTCCGTCGTCAGACCGAAGCACAGTGTGAGATGGAGCGCTATGAGCGGCTCCAGCGATGGTGGTACGCACTGGACCGAGCGCAGCACAACGTCGGCGAGTGCGGTGGTCGTATCGCCGGGTGTCATTACCGCCCGTGCTATGTGGTAGAGTAGACACGCGGGCGCTTGACGATCTGCGACGTAGATCACGTGCGTCGTTGAGGTAAGTGCCACAGCCGTGAGGTATCGTCACCGACACCGGCGTGAGACGATGAGCCCCGGGGCGCGGGTGCCGAAACCAAGAGTCATCGTCAAAGCAGCAGGCCAGCGCTCCACCAATCCAGCGAGCGTGAAGGAGCGACCGACGGGTTCTAGACCCCGAGGTGGGAGGTGCGAGACCTCCCGCTGGAGCTTCGTACGCAGAAGGACAGGAGAGGATGATGGAAAAGATCAAACTGACGCTTATCGACGTCGCAGCCGATGCTCGTACGCAGTTTGGTGAGGAAGACGCAGAGAAGATCCTCGACCGACCCCTACCCGAGCATGACTGGCGCTTCCACATTGAGTACGCCGACGGTGCCGGATCGTGCACGTTCGGATATCAGTACACAGCGGCGATGCTTGCTGAGACGATGAATGCAGAGGGGTGGGAGCTGTGACACCTCAGGAGTACGCCATCCGCGCCGTTCGAGCGTGGGTCACCAACGTCGATCGCATCACCGTTCCCGAGCTGCGGAACGCGTCTGACGAGACGTTCGATCTCTTCATCAAGCAGGTGCTCGACGCGGCGCAGGACATGGTCGGTGACATCGCCTACGCGATCATCGCCGAGCGGCAGGACGAGGAGTGGCAGCACTTTGCACATGCCGTCGACCAGGGTGAGGTGGAGGACGGACCGCACCCGGTCCGGTTCACCGGCGAGGGGGAGATCGTTCGATGAAGCAGCTGATCGAGGCGCACCGCTACACCTGCGACGCCTGTGGCAAGGTCGTGTACGTCGAGCTGGATGAAGACGAGGTCATGGGCCTCATCGGTGACGTGATGGAAACCACGAAGACCGCAGGTGGTCTGGGTGGTGACTGGTACGCGTGCTCACGTAAGTGCCTTACGGAGGCGATCACCAACGTCCTGGATCGGAGGGACTGATGAGAATCAAGATCGATGTTTGCAACGATAGGGCACTGGTGACCAGTCGCTGCCTTCGTGCGCGGCTCGGTAGCACCGAGGTGTATCTTTGGCGGCAGGGCTGGTGTCCTCGGCTTTGGGTGGGTCGAGTGGACTGATGCCAACCGACTCGGAGCGCTTCGACGGACGTAAATGGGAGACACTCGGTGAGCGGGGCAACCTGCTCGCCGGTGAGGGCTACCGCTACACGGGTCCACGCGGCGGCGTTCGTCACAAGCTCGAGACCCGAACGGACAGGTCGATATGTGGACTTCGACGCGACTGGTTCGGCACCGGCTCGCAAGAGGAGTACGAGAAGCTCGCTCGCATACCCAAGTGTGCTACCTGCATGAAGCTTGAGGAGAGTTGATGGAGGAAGTCAAGGAGGCCCTCGGCTGCCTTGCCTGGGTGATCGTCATAGTGGTGATCATCGCGCTGTGCACCGTGGCAAGTCCCCTCCTAAGCGCACTTAACCGCTGGGCGGAGACGCTGTGAGAACTCCGACGTGGGCGACCGTACCGAAGATCGTGTTCATGCTCGTGATCGCGGGTGCCACGCTGTGGCTCTGCATGACGGGAGGTGAGCCGCTGTTCCGGTGGCTCTCGTGACGAGTGTGTGGTACTATTAACTCATGAGCGAGGACGACGTATTCGATCACCAATGGCCACGAATCACGGTGCCGAGAGGTGGTCTTCGCTGGTCCGTGCTGCGGACCGGCACCGATGAGAAAGAGAGGAACGGAGTGGACTACGCACTGAACATGCTTCAGGAGCAGCGCGACAGCGCGTCCAAGGAGCGGGCAGCCGAGATCGTCGCGGCCGTCAAGACCCTGCACGTCGCCGAGATGTCGGTCGGGACGAAGGTTTCGTTCGTCAAGCGGTTCAGCGGCGACCGGGAGTACACCTACCTGGCGCTGAAGGTCGCGAACCAGATCGGTGGCGAGGAGCGGTGGTACGTCACCGGCAAGGAGTCACCCCTGACGAACGAGCGGTTCGAGAACCTGCTCGCCGAGAAGCTGGGCTTCGAGAACTTCCAGATCCTTCACCCGATCAACCCGATGACGGGTCTACGGCCGCCGCAGCCGGAGACGTGGAAGGGCTGGGGCGGCGCGCCGGACCGGCTGTTCGGCGAGAGCAAGGGCAAGGGCTGGGGCGCGGACGTGAACCCGGCACCGACGTCGGGTAAGCCGACGTACGACTACGAACCGTTCGGCGAGAACACGCTGCCGAAGGCGCCGCTCGCGGACGAGCCGCTGAAGGGCTGGCAGGGTGCACCGTCGACCCACGCCGTCGGACCGGCCGACCCGAACGAGGAGTGACGTGAAGCTGATCAAGATCATCATCTACACCGTCGGCGTCCTGACGATCCTCTGGATCTTCAGCACCCAGTTCGAGCTCAAGGACCCGAACGGACCGCGGATCATCGATCCGTCGCAGATCGCACCACCGCGTGTAGACGTGAAGCCACGCTGATCTCGCGTGTGGTAGGATAGGTAACGAACGGCCAGCGATCCCACGGGACCTGCATCGATCGACTGGCCGTTCGCGGGGTGGTATCGCAGTGGTAGCGTCCATCGAATGCCAAGGCATCTTATGCCAGCATCCTCGGTGAAGTCGGAGGTTCGATTCCTCCTCACCCCACGGTTCGATGAAGCACGAGATCCTGAACACCTACAAGGGTACGATCGATGCCCGGTCCGCGAGGTTCATAGCCTTCGGGTTGCCAGCTCGATGCGGTACGCTGCGGTCGAGACGGTGCGTGTGGAGTTGTTCAAGGGAGGGACCGTGTGCACGCGGTCCGCATCGGTGAAGCTCTGTCTGGAAAGCAGGAGTCGTGGCGAAACGCGCCTACGGGTGGCGATCGTCGCTGCAGAGATGACGGAGGACCTCCCGGGCCTAGGATCTGAAGTCGTACCGTGGAGCACGATCTACAGGAGGTTCAAGTCCTCGCAGATCCACACGCAAGGATGAACACGGATGATAGGAGAGGATGAGAGATGAAACTTGGAACTTGGTACACATTCGTGACGCTACTCGCGATCGGCTTCGTCGTCGTGCTGATGAACTCTTGCAACCCGGTCGGTGGTCAAGATCCGTGCGCTCCCACCGGATGCGAGGTACCGCAACCTCGTCCCAAGAACACCGCACCGTTGCACATCACCTCGATGTAAGATGGCCGTCGCGCGCAGCAACCTGCGCTACCCACCTCTGATCGACATCGACATCGGTCTGGGGCGTGGATGGGGTTACGACGACCGGATCCGCAACCACCTGACGAACTTCCGACGCGGAACCGTCGAGCGGCACCGCAAGTTCGCGAGGTGCCATCCCGAGCGAGAGAACGTCGGACACGATCTCTGCGGCGCGTGCTACGTGTATCGGTGGAAGAACCTACGCGGTCCACGCAAGATCCCCCACTCGGTTCTTACCTCCTCGACCTAAGGAGTGCGCGTGTCGACGCCTACACCTTCTTCCTCGGTCACCGACGTTCTTCACGATGTGCTAACCTCACCGTGGCTCGGTCCGATTCTCACAGCGCTGTTCCTGCTCGCGTGCGCCGTGTCACTCAGCGCGGCACGGAGACGACGCGGGGACTGATACCGTCTCACGTTTGCATTCGTGAGGTGAGTGTGGTACTATTATCTTAGGAACGATGAGAGCATCTACCAGAAGGAAGGTGTTAGCGTGGCCGAGCCGGAGGACATTCGGATCGAGGAGGTCGAAGATCGAGAGTGGTCGCGTCTGCGTGACACCGTCGACCAGGGGTACGTGGACCTGGAAGAGACCTACGAGGAGTATCTGGCTCGCACCCGGCGCGCGGAGGAGATCCGTGGTCGCTACGAGTCGAAGTTCGACGAGGATCGCCCGGCCTTCAAGGTTGTGGAGGAGTAAGACGGCCGCCGCGAGGCGGCTCATGGGCAGATGGCTCAACGGAACAGAGCACCCGCTCGGTCGTCGGCGCCGACGATCGACACCTGGGGCACCGGGTGAGGGAGGAGCGCGAGGTTCGAGTCCTCGCCTGTCCACGGGTTCGATAGCTCAAAGGTAGAGAGCCCGGCACCTAGGCCGGAAGCGCCGCCGGAGCGGCTCGCAGCAGAGCGGGACTCGTCGCGCAGTCCGCGTCGTGGGCTGACGATGAACGGGAGCTGAATGGCGGGTTCGAGTCCCGTCGGATCCACGTGATAGCTCGATGAGGTGAGAGGAGACGAGCGAATGCTCGACAGGATCTTCAACCTGAGCGGTCTCGAGTGCACGGCGCTGGTCGTGTTCGTCGTGCTGTTCGGGATCGGGATCATGCACGTACTCGGTCGAGGCGGTGGTGGTCAACGATGAATCCCACACGGGCTCTTCGCTTGCTCGTCTACGCGTTCATCATACTACTGGTCGTGGCGACCGTGCGAGCGATAGTCACGCGAAACGACGCCCAGAGTCGCTGCACGCGCGCGGGTAACCGCGTCGTCAGTACGCAGCACGGCAACGGCTGGAACTGCGTCGACTCCGAGGGTCGACTCGTGCGATGAGAGGAGCGAGGTGGTGTGGTCCCTAGGCGAACCCCCTAAAAACGACACCGTTCTGACGATTCTCGCCGTCATCGGTGTGCTTCTGATGGGTATCTTCTGCGCACTGGGTAACGCGCGTGGGTGGCGCTGACGAACTGAGAAGCAAGATCGAACGGCACGAGCCAACGCTCGTGCCGTTCTCGTTTGGTTGGAACCGCTACCGTCGTAGAGGAGGTGAGTGGAGTGAAGGTGCGATACGGCGCGTGGATCACGCTTGGTCGACTCGCGCTGGCCGTGGTGTTGGTGATCATACTCGCGTACGTGGGACGACCCGCGTCGCACGAACCCGAGTTTCACCCAACCTACCGACCGGCGACGGAGCAGGAGCGACTGGAGCACGACCTTCGCCAGGCGTGGGAGCTGGAGCAGCTGACTAGGAGGTGATAGGATCATGAACTCACACATGCGTCGTATGATCCACCGAGGTGCGTTTCGTCCTCGCCACGGGCTCGTGGATGAGTACCGATATGAGGTGGATCGGCACCGCGACCGTGTCGTTCGTCGCCGTGGTACGCGCAACTCGACGCTTCGGTTGAGGCCGTGTGTATCGGTTCCCTGCCCACCGTGGGAGAACGTTACCCTAACGGTGCTACCGTGGAACGGTGGCTAAACTTCACACGGTTCCACAGATCGGAACGCCCGGTCAGGCGATGCTCGCACTCGCGGATCCGCCCGGCCGGCGCTACCAGCGTGACCCGGTGGTGTGGACACGAGAGCGAGCGAACCTACACCTCTGGTCGAAGCAGCGTGAGATCATCCAGAGCGTCCGGGATCACCGAAAGACCGCGGTTCACAGCTGCCACGAGACGGGTAAGTCCTTCGTCGCAGCGACGACCGTGTGCTGGTGGCTGGACGTTCACCAGCCGGGTGAGGCGTTCGTCGTCACAACGGCGCCTACCGCACCGCAGGTCGAGGCGATCCTCTGGCGAGAGATCAACAGACTGCACCGCAACGCGGGACTACCCGGCCGGACGAACCTGACCGAGTGGTACATCGGGAGCGAGTTGGTCGCGTTCGGGCGCAAACCCAGCGACTACAACCAGCACGCCTTCCAAGGTCTCCACGCGCGTAAGCTGCTGGTCGTGCTCGACGAGGCGTGTGGCGTCGTACGGACGATGTGGGACGCCGCATCGACACTGGCCGCCAACGAGCACTCACGGATCCTCGCGATCGGCAACCCCGACGACGTCCTCACCGAGTTCGGCATGGTGTGTAAGCCGACCAGCGACTGGAACGTCATCAAGATCGGGTTTAAGGACACACCGAACTACACGGGTGAGGATGTCCCGCAGCACGTCCGTGACGTACTCATCCACGAGGTGTGGTACGAGGACCGCGCGAATCACTGGGGTCGCGAGTCCGCGATCTTCCAGTCGAAGTGTGACGGGATCTTCCCCACCGTCGGTGATCCCTACTCGACGATCCCGTACGCCTGGGCGATCGCCTGCAAGTCCAACGAGCTGCCGCTGATAACGACCGTCGACAAGGAGGCGGGCATCGACGTCGGCGGTGGTGGTGACCGGACGATCCTGCGGGTGCGGCAGGGCAAGATCGCGCTGGATGAGTACGTGTTCATCGACAGCGACCCGATGCGCACCGTGGGTAAACTCGCAATCATCCTCAGGGAGGAGGGGATCCGCCGCGTTAAGGTCGACTCGACCGGGATCGGTTGGGGCATCTGCGGACGACTGAAGGAGCTCAGCAGCCGCTCTAACCCGGCCGGCACGGATCGAGACTGGCTCCACGACGCGGAGGTCGTCGCGATCAACTTCGCCGAGTCCCCACCGGCGGGTTTCGAGACGAAGGTCCTCAACATGCGGGCGTACATGCACTGGTCGATCGGTCGTGAGCTGTGTCGCCTGCGCGGCTGGGACTTGACGCGCGTGGATGACGACACGATCGCGGAGCTTACCGCGTCACACTACGAGATCATGGACTCCGCGGGTAAGGTCAAGATCGAACGCAAGGATGAGATCATCAAGCGGACGGGCATGTCACCCGATAAGTCCGACGCGCTGCTTCTCGCGTTCCTCGAGGTGCATCACGAGGCGGTTCTTCCCCCACTGGACCTGATGACGGCCGATGTGATGCGTGGCTCCGGTCCGCAGGACGTGTGGACTCGTCACGACGTCGACATCTTTGAACCGCTGGGTGGTCGCTGGTAGGTGTGACCAGATGACTAGGTCACCCGATCACACCACGGTATCACAATGGCACACTTTGTGTCGCATCGAGGTTGTATGACACACCGCAATGTGGTACTATTGAGCTAACGACGAGGAGAGGACAGAATGATGACACTGATCGGGATCTTGGTCTACACGATCATCGCGGTCGCTTTGGGACTTCTGATCGCCGCGGCGATCGTCGGCTACCGAAACACCAAGCGGATCGAGCGCAACGACGAGGAGTGGGATGCGTTGCGCGCATTAGAAGAGACGATTATCACGATTGAGTGGGACGCGTTTGGTAATCCATTCGTCGCCGCATCACGAATCGAGCACGAACTGCTTAAGCGCGGCTACGCGATCACCAAGGTTCCACCGATCAACATCACATAAGACGACCGAGAGGATAGGATGACATGTGGGTTATGACCAGCTTCGGCGCGTTCTCCGCGACCCAGCGGGACGAGAAGGAACTCAAGCGAGGAGACGAGCGGTACCTGCAGGTACGGGCGCGCCGAGCGAAGCACCTCAAGGAGCTCAAGCGACGCTACATACCGAACGCCAGTGACATCGTGCGACTGGCACACCGTGACTACGAGTTCCGGATCTACTGCACGCACGACGAGTGGGCGCTCGCGCTCGCGCGGCTCGCACAGGAGATCGACTACGGGAACTTCAAGAACACCGTGAAGGACAAGGACCTGCACGACGCGTACATCCGCGTCTGGAGCGCGCTCTACAACGCGCTGGCGACGAACAAGTACGTGGCGAGCTACAAGGGTCGCAAGGGTCGTAAGGGCGGTAAGTCCCTGGCGCGCGGCACCTCCACCGTCTCTACTTCCTACAAGGGCGACATCTGGGCGGGATGGGAGGACGTCGATGACGAGCCCGCCTACGACCGTCGTTCCGTGCTCGACGAGTTCCCAGAGCTACAGTGGCGATGAGGAGAAGGACATGACACGAGAGCAGTTCGAGGCGTTCGTCCGTGAGACGATCGCCGTCGCTAACATCAGCCAGGACATCAGACCCGCGATTCAGAAGATCGCGGATCGCTGGGAAGAGGACACCGACGCTTCGTTCCAGCGGGGTGTTGAGCAGGCTCAGGAGAGTTGGGATCCCAACTACATGGAGTAAGAAACCCGACTTCAACCCGGCACCTAGGTGAACGCCTAGGTGCCGTTTTTGTGTCACCTAGGTCCCACCTAGGTTTCGTAGTACCGTAGCATCATGCCGACGTGGCTTCTCTACCTCCTGATCGCTCTCTCCGTTCATCGCCTGACGCGGATCGTCACGCGCGACAAGTTCCCTCTCATCGCCGTGCCTCGCTATCACGTGACCAACTGGTTCGACCCGTCCGACAACTACCGTGTCTGGTACCGCGCCAAGCACCCCAACCGTGAGGAACCTAGCTCACACTGGGGCATCATGGGTCAGGGCCTGGCGTACCTACTGGAGTGCGACTGGTGCGTCTCCGTCTGGATCTCGGCCGGTCTAGTCACGGTTTTGACGCACTTCACCAGCGTTCCCATGCCGTTCCTGATCTGGCTCGCCGCCTCCACGATCACCGGTCTCATCGCAACACATGAACCCGACTAACTTAGGAGAGATCTATGATTACCGCCAAGGTCATGGTCCAGAGTAAGAACGAGAGCGGCGTCGATGATCACCGTCAGGTGATCGTCACGTTCAACGCCGACTACAACGACGGCCGCAACAAGGAGTGGTCTCCCTACACGCCGACACTTACCCTCACCATGACGTTGAAGGGTGAGGTCGCGGACATGTTCAAGGTCGGGCAGGCGTTCACACTTCAGTTCGTCGAGGCGGAGTAGGGTTCATGACCGACCGGCGTCGCACGCAGCTCGCAACCGTCTCGCAGCTTCACGCACCCTATGATGACGACGCCGCACTGGTCGCCGCCGGTCGGATCATGCCCGATGATCCCCGCACGAACGTCCTATTTCAGTACGAACGCTGGCAGGACGAGGTGTGGGACTACCTCGACATCGTCGGCGAGTTCGGTTACGCCCACTGGTGGCTCGCCCAGGCGATCTCTCGCGTGCGACTGGTCGCCGCGGTTCGGGTTCGTGGTGAATCTGAACCGATGATCATCCAGGAGGGACCCGCTGCCGACTTCATGGCGGAGGTATCCAACCCGGAGAACAACGAGGCGTTTGGACTTCACATCCCGCTGGTCGGTAAGTGTTACCTCGTCGGTCAGCAGGAACCTCTGATCGGTATGCAGTGGTCCGTCAAGTCGGGCGACGAGATCCGACCCGCGCGAGGTGGACCAGCGCGTCGTGTCGTGTCCCTGTTTGGTGGGTTGAATCGGGGACGAACATTCCGGCTCGGTCGCTGGGAGATCCAGATCGAACCGGGTCACTGGGAGCAGATCGACGGGTTCGTCGCCGAGATCCGTCACCCACACCCACGCTTCGGCTGGCTATCCATCTCTCAGTCCAAGTCAGCGATCCCGATCCTGCGTGAGATCTCTCTCTACGACAAGCACATCATCGCCACACTCGTGTCACGCATCGCGATGAATGGCATCCTGCTGCTTCCCGAGGAGCTCACGTTTCCCGTGAATCCGCAGTTCAAGGACGCGGCCGACCCGTGGGTCGCCGAGATGATCGAGATCATGTCGCGGAACATCAAGAACCCCGGCTCGGCGTCCGCCGCAATGCCGTACCCGATGCGGGTCAACGGCGCGTTCCTCGATAAGATCAAGCACCTGACGTTCTTCACACCCATGGATCAGTACATCATCGAGAACCGGCGTCAGGCGATCGAGCGGCTCGCGACCACCGTGAACATCTCCAAGGAGCGCATCACCGGTCTCGGCGAGGTGAACCACTGGGGCGCTTGGGAGATCAAGGACGATGAGGTTAGTCAGCACGTCGTCCCGCCGGTGGAGCTGGTCTGCCAGGCGCTGACGAAGACGTACCTGCGACCGATGCTCGCGGCCGCGGGTGAGGACCTACGCGACGCGAACGGTGACGAGATCATCGCGTGGTACGACGCCGGTGAACTCACACAGAAGCCCGACCTCAGTGAGAACGCCGAGAAGGCGTTCATCAACGGGACGATCTCGCCGAAGGCGTACATGCGCACGCTTGGTTTCGAGGAGTCGGACATGCCCAGCCAGGATGAGCTCGTCAAGCTCGTCCTGCTGCGGCAGGCACTAACCCCCGGTGCGGACCCGGCGTACCTCGAGGAGCTCACCGGACGGGCGATCGAGCTGCAAGCTCAGGGGTCGGAACTACTCTCGTCCGAGGAGGACTCGGGGACCCGCGAGATCGAGGGAGGTTCCGAGTCGGCTACCGAGGAGGAACCACCCAACCGTGAGAAGACGTCGACGAACGACTCGGGACGGTGACCGATGACGAAGATCTTCGGCTGGTCGCCGACGGAGATGCGCGAGCGTGAGGACGCATTCGCGGCGCGGGTAGATCGCTACGTGATGAAGCTCGGTCGACGTGCCGTGAGCCTGCTCAACCAGCAGAAGGTGGTGACCGCCGCGGGAACGCCGGCCGCTCCGACGGACCTCGGCGAGCTCGGCGCACTAACCGGTCTGTGGCAGGGTTACGTTTCGGCCGAGCTGATGCCCGCGCTCAGCGACGTGTACCTGCAGTCCGCGGGTGTCATCTGGCAGGGCATCGGTGAGGCGTTCGACGACGTCGTCGTTCCACCCGTGTCGGACATCTTCGCCGAGGAGTACCTCGCGTCCGCGTCGAACCGACTGGTTGGGATCGGTGACCACGTCTGGACGAAGGTCCGTGAGGAGCTGCTGGTCGGATTCAGCTTAGGTGAGTCCGCGACGAAGCTTACCACCCGCGTCCAGCGGGCCGCGCAGGTTAGTCAGGCGCGGGCCAACGTGATCGCCCGAACCGAGGCGAACATGGCGGCCAACGCCGGTTCCTTCCAGCAGGTGCTCATCTCCGGTCTTACCGGTACGAAGGAGTGGCTGGACACCCACGACGAGCGGACGCGCTGCACGCACCGTGCCGCCGGTGGTCAGACGGTCGACATCACCACGCCCTTCACGCTGGGTGGCGGCGACTGTGGTGAGGGCATCGCGTACTTGATGACTCCGGGTGATCCAACGGCACCACCCAGTGAGATCATCCAGTGTCGCTGCTCCGTCGCATACGACCTGTCACTGGATGAGGAATCACTCGTCGCAGCTGATCGTGAGTACGTTCGCGACTCTGAGGGACGGTTCGCCGAAACTCCTGATCTTGACCTTCCCGATATGAAGGTGTTTGGTAAGTCCGCCGCGGGACGTGATAAGTGGCTGATGTCGGATGACGTCGGTGTTCGCGCATCGACGATGTGGTCCGAGCACATGGACGGCATGCGAGCGATTCAGATCGCGGTTAAGAACATTCGTGCAGGGCGTGAACCACTGGACGGTGTGGATCTCAGCAACGACAACAAGATGCTGCAGCACCTTACGAGTAAGAAGCGTGGTGCCAAAGAGTACACCCGTGATGACTTCTCAGCCGATGTGACTCGTGCAGCACACTGGATGATTGCAGAACAGGACAAGGCGAAGCCCGAGTCCGAGGTGTTTCGCGGGATGCGGGTCGAGGATCCGAAGCAGCTGCAGGTGGGTGAGACCATCGACCTGGACACGACGTCATGGTCAACGGACACTCACATCGCCGATCGCTTCCAAGGTGACACCACCGGGCCTAACGGTGAGTGGCAAGCGCGTGAATCGTGGACACCGGTGGTCATGCGACTTGCGGGTGGCCGTGGTGTAGATGTGTCGTCGAAGAGTGCGTCCGAGTTCGCGCAGCTCGATATGAAGGAACGTGTGCTCGCACCCGGAAAGGCGCGCGTGACTAGTGTTGAACCGTATGACCGGGCGAAGCACGGCTTCTACCTCAGCTACAGCACGACCAACCCACCGATGATCGTCACTCTTGAGTCGGTGAAGGACTGATGCTCACACTGGATGATCTCATCGCTGAACCGATGAACCGGATCGACGAGTACGATGATGATCAGGTCGTCACCGCGGCCGCCGAGGTAGACACCGGTGCGATGATCGCGCTGCTGCCGTCCGTCGCGGACGCCGCGATCATGGAACTTACCGGTGCGTACGCCGAACCCGCCGACCAGCTGCACGTCACCCTACTCTACCTAGGTGAGGCGGCGTCGTGGAGCGCCGAGTACCGACGACTGCTGACGGATGTCGTCGCCGAGATCGTCGCCAACTACGTGATGATCGAGACGTCGACGTTCTCGGTGAACGTCTTCAACCCAACTGATGATGAGTTTGACACCGCGGTGGTGCTGGGAGTTCGCGGTACCGACCTGCTGGTCGCACTTCACAAGGCGATCTCTACCAACATCACCGACGTCTTCGATGACGAGGTTCCTGAGCAGCACAACCCCTGGGTCCCTCACATCACCTTGGCGTACACCGATGAGGTCGCCGAGGTCATGCTGGATGCGATGGAGAAGCTCGGACCGGTCACCTTCGATCGAGTCGGTGTTTTCTTCGGTGGGAAGGTTACCGAGCTGCCGCTCGGCGTCCAGAACCCCGACGACCCGATCGTCGCCGCGGGTGATCCCGAGTGGGACGAGTCGAAGATCAAGCGCGACAGCGAGGGCAAGTTCGCGAAGAAGACCGGCGCGAAGCTGCTCGGCGTCATCGAGCTGGCCGCGAAGCTCGTCGATGACGTGAAGTCAGGCAAGTTCTCGGACGGCACCGTCATCGAATCGTGGGAGCACAACGGCGTGAAGCGTCGCGTGATCGTCGGCGGCGGGCAGAACGTCTACCTGCAACGCTGGATGAAGTCGACGAAGTCGTGGAAGATCGAGCAGGCCGCGGGGTCCAAGCAGACGGTTCTCGTTTCAGAGATCTTCCACAAAGCGATGAACAACGGCGCGACGTTCCGCACGCATCAACCGGAGAACGTCGAGGAATCGTCGCTTACGACCGGAATCACCGACTTTCTCAAGGGTGACACCGACGAGCTGCCGTTCGACTTCACCGACCAGGTTGGCGCACCGAACCTCGACCTCGACGCCGTCGCACCACCGGACGCGAAGAGTGATGGTAAGACGAAGTACAGCGACCCGCTGGGTCGACCGAACATGCTCGTACTCGCGGCTGATCCCGGCAAGTCCGGAGATGGCTACGCGAAGAAGGACGACGGCTCCAAGGGACCGTGGGGTAGGTACGGCGCCGCCGGTGTCCTGCTACGTCACCGTGGTGAGGACGGTGTCGATCGCTACCTGCTGGTTGCTCGCGGTGAGAAGCTCAGCCAGTCGGGTAAGTGGCAGCTACCGGGCGGTGGACTCGACTCCAAGGAGACACCCTTCCAGGGTGCCGCACGTGAGGTCGTCGAGGAGCTCGGTCTGGACCCAGCCAAGGTGGCTGAGGGACGAGTTCACGGCTTCCACGAGGCCGAGGTACCGGACACCGACGGCTGGAAGTACACGTCCATCGCCGCAACCGTACCCGAGCAGCTCGAACCGGACCTCTCCGGTGAGAACGCGAAGCTCGAAACCGGTGACGCGAAGTGGCTGACGATCGATGAGATCCGCACGCTGGACAAGGACGGTAAGCTGCTCGGCCCGCTGGCCGGCGGGCAGCTGGAGGACAACATCCTCGACCTGTTCCCGCCGGACTCGCCGAAGGTGGCAAAGACCAAGCAGCCGTCCGCGGCCGACGCGATCGCGGCCGGTGACTTCTCAGGTCTGAAGAAGATCAGCGGTCCCAAGGGCTCGAACGAGGGTGGGATCTTCGAGGCGCCGGACGGATCACGCTGGTACGTTAAGAAGCAGAAGAGCGTCGCACACGCGCAGAACGAGCATGACGCGTCCGCACTCTACCGCGCCGCGGGGATCGACGTACCCGAGGTGATCATCGGTGGTGGCACACCGGGTCTCGGTGCTGGCGTGCACACCGCCACGCGGATCGTACCGGAGGGTGATGCCAAGCTCGGTAACGTCGTCGCCTTCCCGGGTAAGAACCCCGACAAGTTGCTCGCGGCACGTGAGGGTTTCGCGGTCGACGCCCTACTGGCCAACTGGGACGTCGCGGGTCTTACGTACGACAACATCATCTTTGATCAGGACGGTAAGCCGCATCGAATCGACGTTGGTGGCGCGCTGGAGTACCGCGCACAGGGTGGAAAGAAGGGTAGCGCATTCGGCACCGAGGTCACCGAGTGGGACACGCTTCGCGACCCGAAGAAGAACCCACAGTCGGCGAAGCTGTTCGCGGGACTCTCTGACTCCGAACTCGTCAAGGCCGTCGAGCACGTCGAGCGGCTGACACCCGAAAAGATCCGTGAGGTCGTCGAGGACAAGGAACTCGCCGAGAAGATCATCGCTCGCCGTAATAACCTGCTGAAGCGCGCCGAGCAGGAGGGTGTGCTGTCGTCGACCACCGGTGATGTTGGCTTCCACCCGGTCGATGACCACAGCCTCGACCTCGGGATAGCTGGCAAGACAGACGAAGAGTTCGCGGCGATGGTCCAGGTTGGTCACGTTGTCGACGACAAGGTCGATGTTAGTTCGATGCCGATCACCAAGGGTGGACCACCGGTAACGAAGGACACTGTTTGGTGGGACGTTCAGTCAGGTAACTATGGTGAGGCTGGTGAGGTTTTCGCCACGGGAACGAAGAACGGCGTCAACTACCGACTCGTCGTTGCTAAGAAGAGTAACGGTGAAACATACATCGTAGAGCAGCTCGAAAACACGCCCGGTACGTGGGTCATGTACGCGGGCTTCCCAACCGAGACGAGCTTCAAGAACGCACCACTTTCGAAGTACGGCATCAATAACCCACCCAAGAATGTCGATGTCGTTGACGACGAGATCGACACCGATGTGCTGTCACCGACCGACGCCTTCAAGCAGCACATGGCCGACAAGAGCAAGGTGCCTACCACGCCTACGGTGCAGGCACTCACCGGTGAGGTCTTCGACTACTCGGCTGATCCGCAGGAAGACATCTGGGCGAAGGTCACCAACGGCGACATCGGACACGGGGACATCATCTTCAAGGGTACGTCACTAGACGGCAAGGAGAACCCGCTTCAAGTCGTCGTTCGGTTCGACGCGGCGACGGGTGAACCGTACCTGGAGGAGCTCGAGTACGACAAGATCGACGATCACTGGTTCGTGGGACGAACGTGGCACTCCCAGGACGAGTTTGATGCCGCCGACCTGTCGGAGTATGACATCAACAAGAAGTCGTCAATACCGTCGACGATGGGAATTGACTTCTCTAACGGTGTAATCCCCGTCGACCCGGTTCACCCGGGACCGTTCTCCACCACCGGTGCTTCACACGCGAAGCTGTGGAACCAGGTCGGGAACGGCCAGTACGCGGCGGGTCACGCAGTCGCAGGAGGCGTGAACCTCACGGATGGTTCGTATCATCGTCTCGTCGCACACCAGTACGGTAGTGGACAGTGGGCACTACTTCATGAGTTTGAGGATCCGCCGGGTTCAGGTGACTTCTACCCACTCGGTACTTACAAGACGCTGACCGACTTCGCGGAAGCGGATTTCTCATACATGGGCATCGGTAAGCCGATGACTCCACCTGGGCCGGTTAAGTCCGCGGTCACTCCGGCGTCGGTGCCGTCCGTCGCGCCGAAGAAGGTGCCGAAGCTCACCAACGCGATCATCTACGGGAAGTACCAGGACGGCGAGGTCATCGCGACCGACGGCAAGGGCTTCTTCCGTGTCGTGTATAAGAACAACAAGATTCACATCCAGACTCAGAGCCCCGACGGAACTTGGAAGGGAATCGGCTACGGCAAGGCCGAGGCGTATAAGAAGCTCCAGGGCGCCGACGCGGGAAGCGGCTGGTTCCTCGGAGATGTGACACCGCCGCCGACGAAGGCACCGATCGTCGTCACGCCCATGACCGAGGTCACACCGTCGGCACCTTCTGGAACGACTGTGCACCTCGATCTCGAGGAGACGATCAAGCAGGGCCAGTACCAGGAAGGCGACATCGTCGCCACGTACACCAAGAAGGCCTCGGCGGAGGACGTTCGCGTCATCTTCTCAAAGGGAAAGTTCGTCAAGCAGACGAAGTCTAAGTTGGCGTCGCCCGGAGCGTCGTGGACGAACTCTAAGACGTACGATGATGATGACGCGCTTCTGAGCAGCATGGCGAAGGGCAGTGGCGTCTGGACGAAGGCAGATGAGGCCAGTGGAGGTCTCAAGTCGGGCGCGAAGGCACCGGCGATTCTCACCTCCACGGTCGCCGAGTCGATCAAAAAGACGTTCGATGACCAGGGTGTCAAGTGGCACACGAGTGCCGAACTGATGTTGGTGGCGTTGTCCAACGCGCTGAAGACTCACCCAGACTTTACATCCGCGCAGATCCTGGCGTACATGGACACGACGACGAAGACCAAGACGTCGCCGACGCCGTTCACCGACAAGGTCACCAAGTATCTCAAGACCAAGAACGGTGTGTCGACCGCCAAGTCGCTTGGACTTCCCATCAGCATACTTAAGAAGTCCTCCACCACCGTCTCCACACCGACGGCGCCTAAGTACACTGGACCCACCGTTACGATTCACGACGTCCCGAACGTCGGACCTACGGCGGCGCCAGGAACGTACGAAGTTAAGGGCGTCTCTGGCATGCTTATCATCCACAACGAGATGATGTCTACATACGGACAGTGGACACCTGCTCAGCGTGCCGCGCTCAAGGCCTACACCGGTAGCTCGTACGTCGAGATGAACGGTTGTCTTCGAAAGACGCAACCCTGCGCGCCGTCGACGCTAAAGCGCATCGCCGATGCCATCTCAGCCATGCGGCCCACGACGAAGCCGTTCCGGGTAACGCGAGGCGCGGGCTGGTCAGCGGTGGGACTTCCGTCGAGTGACAAGTCGATGACCAGGCAGCAGCGGATTAAGCTGACCCAGGAGCTCGAAGGCAAGATCTTGGAGGAACCCGGGTTCTTCTCGACGAGTGCTGCTAAGACACCGGCGTTCTCGAGTAAGCCCGTCCGATTCATCGTGGACGTACCGGCCGGAGTTCCCGGCGCGTGGGTAGACATAATCAGTGTTCACACCGAGTACGAGTTTCTTCTCGCCGCGGGTCTTAAGTATCGGGTGAAGAAGGTTACGCCCCCGAGTGGGTCATCCGATCCGATCATAGTGCACCTGGAGGTGATCATCCCGTGACCGAACCAACGCAACTCACCCCGCTAACCGACGACGACAACGTTCGATTTCACGTCGTCGAGGAAGATGAAGGTGATCAACCCGGAACGGGACTCGGTGATGAGGATCTTCTAGACTTTCTTCACACAACGCCTGAGGACGCCGAGACCCTGACCGCCTCCGCCGATACGGAGTCGTTGTACGCTAACCCCAACGAAGGGAGCAGCACCGTGCCGTGGCGGATTCGTAAGGGAGCGGGTTGCTCCGACGGTAAGCCCTACGCGGTCGTGAAGGTATCCGACGGTTCGGTGGCCGGCTGTCACGAGTCGCACACGAAGGCCGCCGCGCAGCTGCGCGCGCTGTACGCCTCGGAGTCGGACGCGTCCTCCGACTCCGAGGTTCTCACCGTTGATGATCCGGGAGTCATCAAGATCTCGGCCGAGGCGTACGCCGGTGACCGCAACCTTCGCGAGTACTGGACCCACGGGGAAGGTGCGGTTAAGATCCGATGGGGAACGTCCGGCGACTTCAACCGCTGTGTTCGTCACCTTAGTAAGTACGTACGTGATCCCGAGGGTCTCTGCAACGAGTACCACACCGAGGCGGTTGGTAAGCCACCCGGAAAGGGTCACAGCGGTGAAACGGAGAGCTTTGCGGTGAGAGTAGGCAACGCACCTGTTGAACGTGTCGGCACCGGTGACGTGACACCACCGTCACGCTCGGTTGCGTGGCAGGGGACACTCGCAGTCGAAGGTGTAGAGACCGGTGACGGTCGCGAGTTCGCCGCGAATTCACTCACCTGGCCCGAGCTACCGATTCCGTTGATGTACCAGTACGAGACGAGTCACGGTGGCACCACCGACAAGTCCACCAACGTCGGTAACATCACCGAGATGTGGCGTGACGGTAACCAGATCATGGGTCGTGGCACCATCGACCTCGATGATCCGTACGGCATGCAGGCCGCGCGAAAGATCTACAAGAAGTACCTCAAGGGTGTCTCCATCGACGCCGACTCCGTGAAGGATGCCGATGTCGAGCTCGTGTTCGCACAACCGGACCCGAACTCGTCCGATGAAGACATCCTCGCGAGTCTACTGACACCACAGACACCGGAAAAGACCATCTTTCACAGGGGTCGCGTGCGAGGTGCGACGATGGTCAACCTACCGGCGTTCGTCGAGGCGTCTCTGGAGCTAATAGGAGACCTGTCGATGCTGGAAGACGAGTTGATGGTGGCGACCTCACGTGACACGAACTACAAGGTCAACGTGATTACCGCCGCGGCGTCCAGTGGACACAGGGGCTACACCATCGAGATTCCTGAGCTGCCACCGCTGGAGTTCTTTGAGGAACCAACGCACCTGCCGCCGATCGGTGCCGTGTGGATCGAACCGAACGGTCACATCTTCGGTCTCGTCGGGCCATCCGGTGTAGCCCATCGTGCGTTTCGTAGCAAGCGGATAACCATTCCGATGGGAAACGTCGACTACACCCGCTGGATGAACCGACCCACGCCGGTGCTCACACCGGACGGTGAGGTACTGAAGATTCGCACCGGTGTTATCACTATGAACTGCGGACACCTCAGTCCCTACGCGTCCGACGACCCCGAGGAACGGATGCGTCACTACGACAACTCGTGTTCGATCGCGGCCGTCGTCCGGGTTGGCGAGTCTCGCACTCACAAGGCGCCGTGGATCGCGGGTTCGATCATGCCGATGTCGACGGCGGACTTTCAGCGGTTCCAGGCCTGCCAGCTGTCGGGTGACTGGGCACCGCACCGCGAGCGACGAGGTTGGAAGGAGTTCGTCGCCGGACTTGCCGTTCCCGTTCCCGGGTTCGCGCGCGCTACCGACGTCGCGGCCGTTCGCGTCGATGACAACGCGGTGGTAGTCGCGAGCGCCGTACCGATCATGCTGTCCGAGTACACGTATGATGACGTGGAGATCGACGTGAGTGACCATCGACTGGAACTCGGGCAGATCCGCGCGCGACTGGGATCGGATCACCGACTCGCACTCGCCAACATCAAGAACCGGATCAACGGAGCGACGAAGGAGACGAAGATGGGATGTGCACCTTGCGCCGCTAAGCGACGCAACGGCGGTGCAACTTCCGCCCAGCAGCCGACGACCGATACGCAGGTGGTGGGTTTCGGAGACGGTGACTCGCAGCAGCAGACCGCGCGGTCGCAGGCCGCCGCCATCGCCAACTCGCGTGCCACAAGTCGTGGGTAGTTAACCGTCGACCAACGGTTGAAAAACACGACGGTGAGATTCCTTGGTGAATCTCACCGCCGTGTTATACGATCCCGACAGATCTTCAAATCTTCTCACCGTGAGGGATGACAGGGTGGACGAAAACGAACTGGTCCTGCCTGAGGGCGATGAGATTCGCAACCTCAGCGGTGAGGACCTCGACGCCTATGAGACGTCGGCGCTAGCCGAGGTCGACACGATGTTCCAGTCGGACAACGTGACCGGCGAGCACGTCGAGCGCGGTACGTTCCTGGCCGACAACGTCGAGCGGGTTCGCACCGAACGCACGCGACGCGCCGCCGAGGCGAAGCAGAACGCGGAGTCGCGCGACGCGATCCTAGCTCGCGTCAAGGGAACCCAGACCACGGCGACCGACGGCACCGAGGCGGCAGCGACCGACACCACCGCACTCGAAGGTGAGGTCGTTCCCGCGGCGAAGAAGGGTGGCGTGACGACCGCGCTGCGTGAGATCGGTGGACTCGCCGGTCCGAAGCGCAACCTCAACCCGTCTCTTCGTGGTGTGAAGCGCACGATGACGACAAGTGACGTCGACCTCGGTCGCGCGCAGTCGCTGTCGAGGATCGGTGACGCACCGGAGCGCGGTATGCCGGTACTCGTCGCGTCCGCCGACATCCCGGGTTACACGCAGGGTGGACTCATCCCCGACATGAACTCGCTGACGCGAGCGATGATCGCCCGGGCTCGAACCCTCGGAGTCACCCGCAACGGTAGCGGTAACCGCGTACCGGTCGCGCAGCTGCAGCGACACTTCACACACAACGTCGACGAGAAGATGTCGCTCGATCAGATGTCGCAGGTGCTGGAGCTGGTCGCCGATCCGGCGACGCTGGTCGCGGGCGGCGGCTGGTGTTCGCCACACGAGATCTCGTACGACTTCTACAACATCGTCTGCTCCGACGGCACGTTCGATCTACCGACGCTCGGCATCAACCGCGGCGGATTCCAGTGGCCGACGTCCCCGTCCTACGCCGACATCGCCGCGCTCAACGGCGTCGTGTGGACCTGGACCAACACAATGGACATCGCGGCCGTCACCGGTACCGCCCAGTCCGGCGTCAAGCCGTGTGTTCGCGTCCCGTGCCCCGACTACAACGACGCGACGCTCGAACTCGACGGCATGTGCGTCACCGTCGGCAACCTGACCCAGGACGCGTTCCCGGAGCTGATCCAGAACCACCTGCGGCTCGTCGAGGCGATCCACTACCACTACATGAACACGCGGTTGATCAACGCCGTGGTCGCCGACTCCGAGGCAGTTACCACCATCGGCACCGACGTCGCGTCCTCGTGGGGACTGCTCAACTCCGCCGCGTTCGAGCGTCGGGACCTCATCGAGAAGTACCAGATGTGTGACGACGCGATCGTCGAGGCGGCCTATCCGCGATTCGCCCGCGATAAGATGCGCGCCGACTTCGCGATGCGAACCGGCATCAGCGACTGGCAGTGTGTCACCGACGGCATGCTGGCCGACTGGTTCGACTGCCGGAACATCCGGACGCAGTTCATCGCCGACTGGCAGGTTCGTGCATCCGGTCAGCCGGGTGCCGCGACGCCGCCGACCAACTGGGCAACCAACACGCAGTACCTCATCTACCCGGCCGGTACGTGGGTTCGTGGTCAGGGCATGACCCTCGACCTCGGCGTCGTTCGTGACTCGGTTCTCAACGAGACGAACGATCACACCGCGGCGTGGATGGAGGAGGCGTGGCTCGTTGCGAAGATTGGTCACGAGTCGCGCGTCGTCACCGTCGATGACTGCGTGAACGGCATCTCGGGTGCCGCGTCGGCCTCGGGCTGCAACGTCTAAGTCGTCGGATCCGAGGTAATGAGCACTCAGACGCGAGAGGGAGGTGACCGGCTGTGCTGCGACGCAAGCTGGTAACGGGACCGCTGGTCACCCCCGAGAGCGCGACCCTGCTGGACTACGTCCAGTGGGTCGAGGACACCGATCCTCACTGGCAGGCCGGGATCACCTACTCCGAGCTCTGCGGTGAGGCGTCATCGACATTCGACCTGTGCGTCACGTCACCGAACGTCACCGGCGACAACCCGACCAAGACGGAGACGGCCGATCGATCGTGGCGCGGCGCGACGCCGTTCCCGGTCTACACCCGCATCGACTGCTCACCGGTCGGCTGGTGGGATGACGCGGAGAGAAACGTCGCCGAGGCGCTTCGCCGGTACGAGCATCTCGAGGTTGAGGAGGTGTTCTCGACCGGTGTAGTCGCCGGCGTCGCCAACGTCGCACTTCCTCACCTGAACGCGGACACGGTGATCTTGGATCCGTCCGACTCGCTGATCACGCTTCAGACCGCCGCGTTGGTCACCGTGACCGGCACCGTCGACGTGGTCGAGGGACTTGGGATCTTGGAGCAGCAGCTCGCCGACTGCTACGGAGCGCGCGGTCTCATCTACGTCACCCTACCGGTGTTCGATCAGATGGTGTCACAGCTCGTGGTGTTCTCGCGTAACGGACTCTGGTTCACGGCGAAGGGCAACTACGTCGTACCCGGCTCCGGCTTCACCGGCAACGCTCCCGACGGAAGCGCGTCCCCGGCCGGTACGAGCTGGATGTACGCGACCGGTGCGCTCATGGGTTACCGGACGGCGCCTAAACAGGTCGCCGGCCGAACCGCGTCGTTCGATCGATCCACCAACACACTCGAGCTGATCATCGAGCGTACGTACGTGCTCGGCTGGGAGTGCTGCCACGCGGGGATCCGCGTCTCCACCGGTGGTGTCGTGACGGGCACCGCGAACTCGGCTACGTAAGGGAGAGCTATGACTGAGCTTTGTGCATCAGCGATCAAGGGCACAGTGATGCGGCTCGTCAAGATCGACAGCTGCGGCGCTCCCGTTACCGGAGCTGAGAGCGCTGAGGTCGTCACCGACGGTTTCATCAGCATCGCGCCTTCACCTCAGTATGAGGAGGGCGAGGTCTACCAGCAGCGCAACGCCAACGGTGCCTTCTGTATCAACGAGAAGGGTGAACCCGAGTTGTCGCGGGTCGCGCTCGCGGTTCAGATGTGCGTACTCGACCCCGACGCGTTCGTGCTCATCACCGGTGAACGACTGCTGACGACCGGAAGTGTTACCGGCACCGGCATGGTTGGTGGTACGGGACTCGTTACCGCGCGGTACTCCATGGAGACCTGGCAGAAGGTAACTGGACGAGGACGCTGCAACGCGCAGGGTCAGCAGCAGTACATCTACTGGGCGTGGCCGAACGTCGGTCACGCGATGGTGCAGGACTACTCGATCGAGAACGGTCCGCTGGTCATGTCGTTCAACTCCGAGACGGAGGGCGCGTCCACGTTGTGGGGTACCGGACCCGGTAGCGCCGGTCCCTGGATCGAACAGGCGGTGGAGGAGGGAGATCACTGGCTCTTCAACATCACATCCACTCCGCCGCCGTCCGCATCGTGTGGTGCCGTTCTTCTCTCATAAACGCCTCCGTGTGAGCGTCGGAGGTGGGTTGATCCGGGGGAAGAGAACGACCGGGTAGCTTGATGGAGGTCGAGCTGCCCGGTCGTTTGGTCGATAGGAGAGGTTATGCCACCGGGATGGGGTCCAGTAGCGGGTAACAACACACTGGATAACTTCTTCGCGACGTACAAGTTCATGCAGCTGCACATCGGTTCTCCGGGCGCAAACGGCACGAACAACGTCGCGGGCAACACCGTTCGCGTCGACGTCTCGACACTGATGAACGCCGCAGCTGCCGGCCACATCGACAACGCCGCAGACATCGACTGGACGAACGTCGCCGCGAGTGAGACGTACACAAACTGCTCGTTTTGGACCCTCGGTGCCGGTGGCGTGTTCGGTGGTTCGGGCACCGTCGTGGCCAATCCCGTTGCGTCCGGTGATAACTTCCGCATCCCCGCCGGACAGCTTGACGGCAACGTCACGCTTGCGAGTTAACCGTGGTTGCGCCGTCGCGTCGATCGATCGGCGCGGTAACCAGTGGATCCACCGCCACCCCGACGTTCGCGGAACCCGCCGGTGCGCAGTCTGATGACATCATTCTCATCGGCTGGTTTCAGGATGACGGTCGCACCAACATCTCAGGAACACCCACCGGATTCTCGGCGGCACCGGACCTACGACAGGTCACCAATCCGCTGGGTGGTGCGCCGAATCACAGCCTCTTCGGTTACTGGGGTCGTAGAAGTGTTGTCGGTGCCGGACCGTATCAGTTCACCGTCGATCCCGGTATCGGAAGCGCGACACCGTTCTGTGAGGGTTACGCGGTCGCGATCAAGGACGCTAAGACCACCGGTTCACCGTTCGAGGACGGTGACGGAGCTACCTCCGGTGCCTCTAGTGTCAACCTAGCTCCCGCTGTCACGGCGAGCAGCGCCGGTACGGACCGGTATGCGTTCTACATGGCTACGAACTGGACCACCGGAGCGTGGACCGAACCGATCGGTTTCGGTGAGGTCCTCGAGTCTACGAACAGACTTCTCACCCTCGATGAGAAGACACTTCCTACGGCGCAGACCGTTACACCGCAGGCGAACTGCACCGGAAGTGGTCTCTCGAACGCGTGGGTTGGGATTCTTTTACCGGCAGCTACACCGGCCACCGTTACCGGTTCGGCGTCTATCGACCTAGGTCCACTGGATGTTGCGGCGATCGGTCAGCGGACCGCGCTTGGAACCGCTACCGTCAATCTTGGTCAACTCATCCTCGCCGGTTCATCGATCACAGGAGGTCCGGTAGTTTTGGCTGATGACTTCTACTCACCCGGACCCTGTCGACCGTACGACTACGTCTCGTTCTGTCCGATACCGATCGAGGCAGCGGCGATATCGGGTTACGCGATCGGTGCCGCCAGTGAGATCCTCTACTTCGCCTCCGGCCAGCGGTTCGACACCTGCCAGGTAACTATCCGACCGTGCCGCAAGGAGTGCTCTGGGGCGGACTGGCCCCGGTTATCGGCCGGCTGGTGGGAGTTTGACGGCGGACCGGTACCGGCGCTGATCAACGGACTGTGGTACAACATCGCGTGTGGCTTCTGTGGAACCAACTGCTCATGCTCGATCGTGAGTGAGACGATCTTACCGGGACCCGTGCGTGAGATCGTGCAGGTCACCGTTGACGGCGAGGTGCTCGTCAACGAGACGGACTACCGACTCGATGACTACCGCAAGCTCGTTCGACTGGGTGGTAACCAGTGGCCGTTGTGCAACAACCTCAACCTCGGAATCACCGAAGAGGGAACGTGGTCCGTTACGGTGATCTACGGTGAACCACTGCCCAACCTCGGCATGCTCGCGATGGGTGAGCTTGTCTGTCAGATCATCGCCGACATCCTCAACGACGACTGTAGTCTTCCCGACAACGTCACCAACATCACGCGACAGGGACTTACGTTCACACTGGATGACGTAAATGACGCGGTGGCGTCGGGTTTCGATGAACTTAAGTATGTGAACAAGTTCATCGCACGGTTCAACCCACATAAGCTTATGGCACGACCGCGACTCTACGACATCGACGCACCGGACTACCGTGTGACGGGGACGGTGATCACGTAGTGCTTACGCCGATCTCATACTTCATCGCCGTTACCGGTGTGGCTGAGTGCGTCGCACAGGAACTGGCAGATCACGTCGCGGACGGTACACTCGGACGACCCGATCGCGTACTGGTGGTACCCGGTCAGGAGGTTCCGTGGGATGCCGGCAGCACCGCGGGATACTGCTCGCAGCTCGGGTTCGCGTTCGAGCACGGACCGTATCCGTCCATACGATTTCCCGTGGAGGAGCTGGACAACCCGGGTAGCGACTGCTTCAGCGGACCGACGGCGGTTCGTGTGGTCGGATCACTGATCCGCTGTCAGTATCATCCACCTCCGACGAACCAGGGTAAGACACCTCCAACCGTCACCGAGCAGATGAACGCCGCACTTCTGCAGTCGATCGAGGAGTACTACGTGCGGTTCGCCGTCACCTGCTGTCTGGCGACGATGAAGAGCACCGGTCAGATCGATGACTACCGGGTCGCGTCGAGCAGTCGTCAGGTTAACGGTGACCTAGGTGAGGTGTCGATCCGGTTTACCGTCCAGATCATCTAGGACTCGCCGTGCCGAACAGGGTGACGCATAGGTTAAACCCGGTCGAGATCACACGTCTTCTCACCAGTCCAAGTGGACCCGTCGCTAAGAACATGCTCATCCGAGGCTACCGCGTTCAGGCGCAGGCACGTAAGAACCTCGGCGGTGGTTCGTCGGGACCTAAGCGGATCGACACCGGAAAGCTTCGGGCATCGATCTCGGTCGAGCTTCGTCGTAAGAACCTACAGACGATAACCGTACGCGTCGGCACCAACGTGGAGTACGCGATCTGGGTTCACGACGGCACCGGTCTCTACGGTCCACAGCATCGTCTCATCAAGCCGAAGACGAAGCGTTACCTACGGTTCAAGCCACACGGATCGTCGAAGTACGTGTACGCTCGCGCGGTAAGAGGCATGCGAGGTAACCCGTTCCTCGCCAACGCACTGACAGCCGCGCAGCTCTAAGACCAACGGTGTGACACTGCTACGTCGGTTCTCGATCATCGGTTAGGTTCGTTCCATGAGTAGAGACTTCTCTCGGAAGAGCTCAAGTATCACGTTCACCGCCGACGGTGACGTCTTTGCGACCGTACCGGCCGTCGCGGCACTTCTCATCGGTGAGGTGATCGCAAAGATCCAGACCGCTCAGGGACTCGACGCTAAGATCGAGTCGGTTACCGAGTTCTTCGACATCACGTTGATGGACTCGTCGGCGGAGTTGATGAAGAAGCGACTGCGTGACAAGAACAATCCGATCGACCTAGCACAGGCGCTCGACATCGTCAGCTACCTCGCTGAGGAGATATCGCAGCGCCCTACGTCGCCGTCGCCGAGCTCTTCGGATGGCTCGGAGACGGAGGAAACTGGCACATCTTCGACGGTTGGTGCGCCGAGCGAGGTGTCGATCCCGACAACCTCACCCTCGATCGGTACTGCAACCTCCTTCATCGCTACCTCCTAAGTACCACAGAACCTGAGAAACAGGCCGAGTTGAATAAACTTCTTCTTCCACCACGCGGCGCACGTAATCTCGTTAAGCGCGTTGATGAACGTGGTATCCCGATTCCCGACTGGTGGACCGACGAGGACACGGATCTCGGGGCCAACATGCTACTCTCCACCAAGATGCGTCAGGGCACACTCCGGAGGTAACCGGTGACCCAGCCGATTGACCGCGCGTTCGTCGAGATCGAACCCGATACACGCGACTTCTCTCGGGATCTCACCCGTGACGTCGAGCAGGCGTATGACAAGGTCGAGCGGCAGACCGAGGTTCTCTCGAGGAAGATCATAAAGTCGTTTGACTCCGCAGGACGCGAGATCGAACGCACGTTTGACACGGTTGCACGTGACGGTAAGATCACCACCCGCGTCGTTGAGAAGGCGTTTGATGACGCGGGTGAGAAGATCCAGCGAACGTTCAAGTTTGTAAGTGCAGAGGGGGTGGAGGCCGAGGAACTGATCGCCCACGTGGCGCGTCTCTCGGCCGACACCGCAGCCGACTCGTTTGAGCGCGCCGGTGAACGCATCGAGGACGCGTTCAAGGAGGCTCGTCGAGTCGCGACGCGGGAAACCGCACGCATCACGGCTGCGGCTGAGCTAGCCGGTGATGAGATCGACCGCAACTTCGGCAACCCCATCAAGCGATCATTTGGTGGGATACTTGACACGATCGTCTCACTTGGTTCGGCGATCGTAGGTCTTGGAGCGGCGGCTCCCACCCCCGCTGGACTGGTAGCCATCTTAGCCGTCATCACCGCGATCGTAGCACTAACCGGACCTATCATCGTACTCGTCGGAGCACTCGCCGATCTCGTCGGGTTGCTCGGACCGCTACCGGCCGCACTGGGTGTTCTCGTCGCCGCGGTACTGCCCCTGGTGTTCGCGTTTCAGGGACTTGGTGACGCGATCAAGGCGGTTAACGAAGGTGATCCGGAGAAGATTACCGAAGCGATGAAGAAACTCGCTCCGGCAGCTCGCGCGGTAGTGCGTGAAATCGCCGGACTCAACATCGTCTTCGACCGGTTCCGGAAGGGCATCCAACAGTCCTTCTTCGCGCCGATCGTGGGTGACATCGGTAGGACGGTTCGAACCCTACTTCCCAAGCTTCAGGGTAGCTTCAACCAGGTGGCCGGCGCACTTGGACGCATCGCAGAGAAGTTTCTCGCGTTTCTAGGCAAGAGCCAAACCATCGCGCAGCTCAACGCACTCTTTGCCCACACCGCTGTGATCCTCGATAAGATCGGCGATCCACTGGTGACACTCTTTAACATCATGCTTAAGCTCACCAACGCGGGTCTTCCGTTCATCCAGCGGATGACTGACGCGTTCGGTGGACTGGTTGACCGATTTGACGCGTTCATCGACCGGTCGATCGAGTCGGGTGCATTCATAGACTTCGTTGAAGACGGAATCGCCACGGTGAAGGAGCTGCTCGATCTCGTCGGCGCGCTAGGTCGCCTGTTCGGCGCGATGTTTGCTAGCGCCGATGACGAGGGTCGTGACTTCATCCGGACGCTTACCGACGGTGTCAACGCTCTCGCTGACTTCTTCAACTCCGCCGACGGACGTGATGTTCTCGACGCGCTGATCGCCAGCATCAAGACCACCGTACTGGTCGTGTCTACACTGTTCAGGTTGTTTCGGTTCAGTGTGGGTCAGATCAAGGGTTGGATCGCCGTGGTTACCGGTGCTGGTAAGGCGATCGGAGCGTTTGGTTCGGCCGTGGGAAGCTTCTTCGCGGCGATCGGTGAGAAGATCGCTGAGGCGTTTACGACCACCGTCGACTTCTTTAGGACGCTGCCTGAACGGATCATGAACTTCCTTCGAACGCTTCCGGACATGATCCTTGGGCTGATCAACGCGCTGTTTGACGACCTTACCACGCGCATCGGTGTGGGCATCGGTCTCGTTATCTTTACGTTCACCGAGCTACCGAAGCGAGTCCTCGCGGTGGTGGCAGCGCTGCCGGAGCTGCTGGGTGACCTGTTTACCGCGGCGTGGACGTTCGCTGAGCAGAAGACGGTCGCAGGTATCGCCGCCGTGATCTCCTTTGTGAAGTCGATTCCGTCACGGGTGATGGCACTTGCTGGTCAGGTCGGTGCCGCGATCGCCAACTTCTTCTCACGGGTGTTTTCGGGTGGTAAGACCCAGGCATCCAACGCACTGGACGCCATCATCGGATTCTTCAAGCGACTACCGAACCGACTTGGTCAGTTCATTGGTGACGTCGGAGCGCGAATCGGTGACGCGATCAAGCGTACACTTAACCGTGCCATCAACCGGATCAACGAGGGCATCAAGACCGTTGATGACAAGCTACCCGGTAGCCTGCCGCGGATTCCGAACCTTGCCGAGGGTGCGATCGTGCGAGCGCGACCCGGCGGCACGCTTGCGCGGATCGCTGAAGCGGGTCAGGACGAGATCGTCGGGCCGCTCAAGGACGTCGCAAAGCTCTTCCGGGACGTCGGTGGTACGACCGTTACCTTCGGTCCCGGTAGCGTTCAGGTGATGTTTGAGGGTGTTGTTCCCACCGAGCAAGAGGCCTTCCAGACGGGTCAAGCGGTGGGTCATGGAATCATCGCTACGTTGACACGTCGTAACGTTCGTACGAGTGTGAGGACACTGTAGTGGGAAACTACAACCCCGACGCACCGATCATACTCGGTAACGAGTGGGTTCCTCTTCGTGATCCGGGATTCAAACCCGATAACGTCACCGAAGTGGGAACGATGTTTCACATCGATCACAGTGCGACCGCGGTGACGGGTTACTACAACATCTCCGAGAACGTACCTAACACGATCAACGGTACGGTGGAACTGGTCTCGGTATATCCCGCGGGTCAGGAAGATGACACCGGTCCGATCCAGCAGGTTACGATACCTGTGTCCTCCATGTCTACCACCGGATCGGGCATCTCAGGTACCGTCGCCAACCTGCAGAATCCCGCCGACGACGCGTACGTCGTCTTTACGATGGGTGATCCGTCCTCGCAGCAGATCGGACTTAACTTCGACGTCGCCGCCTACCAGGCGCAGCTTCAAGGTAAGCGTATCCTCAACGTCGAGGTACTTATTCAGGCCGGAGGAACGCCCGAGAATCTGGCGACGGGATCGGTAGGTTTACTTCACGCGACCGGTGGTGTGGCACAGAGTCTGGCCTCCGATCTAACGGGAGGTAACACCACGACGCTGGTGACCGAGCTCATGACGGCGCCGATGGGCGATATGAACCTGTTCTGGAACCCCAGTGCGATCGCAAGTACCGACTTTAAGGCGTTTCCGTGGCGCTGGGAAGAGCTGAACAACCTCTCGATGGCCGCCATCGCGGGTAACCGACTGGTGGTGCGAATCAGCCTCTTCAATCCGAATGGCACCGGGGTCGTAAACATTGGTTACGTCGCACTTCGCGTCACCTACTGTGAAGAACGTCGCGTCTTGTACGGCGGTGACAGTGTTCACCCGTCGATCGGCTTCAACAGCTACGCACCGGGACCACGACCCGTCCAGTTACTTACACCAGCATTTGCGGCTCCGTCAGCGCTGTCTCCAGGTGATTACACCGTAACGCTGTCTCATCGTCTGTACGGCGACTCATCCGCGTTTCAATATTCTCGCACCGCACCAAGAATGTACGGTGTCACCGAGTATCAAGGTGTCTCAACCCAGCGGGGACGACTCGTTCGACAGTCACTAACGGTTGGTGACACGTTTACGGTTGATGATGATGACCTACTTCCGCAACTGACGTTGCACACTACGTCTGGAATCATCACCGGCTCACATCCGTACGGTGACCTGATCGAGGCACCGGTGTACGGTTCGATCACCGCGGCGCAGGTCATAACCAACCTCGGTACGACAGGAAACACGTATCCGCAGGTTCGGTTCTACGCACGTCACTTCGGTGCCACCGTTCCTCTTAGACTTACGAGTGGCGCATTCGTCGTCGAGATTCCACCTATCACGTTTGACGCTCTACCGGAGATCGCCGACGGTTGGCGGGAGGTCACGCTTCAGTTCACCAGTCCACCCACCGGCACGCAGGTTGGCGCCACGTGGACGTTCTCGGCGACTAACGAGACCGCCGGTACACACTGGGAGATACTCGCAACCAATGGCGTTTCACCCAGTGCACCTCAGACGATCAACGCCGCAACGTATCAGGCGCCGAGTGGTGGAACCCAGACGCTGACGTGGAAGAGTCCCAACGTCACCGGTGCCACCGCTGATGGCACGGGTGATGCGGTTCTCATGTTCAGTCAAGATCCACCTACCGTTACAGGCGTGGCAGTCACCGAGTCGGCGTTCGAGCTGTCGACGATGAATGATGAATGCGGTATCGTACCCAACTGTTCGCCTACCGCACTTAGCTACCTTCGCGTCACCTGGTCGGTGCAGGGCGCGTACGACGTGTTTGATCGGATCGTCGCGGACGGTTTGGGTACGACCACCGGAGGACAGACGTACTCGCTCAGCTCAACGGCCGCGGACTACGACGTCAACGGTGATGAAGCGTTGATCACGATGCCGTTGACGACGGATCAGCACTCGGCACTTACACCCGCGGGACAATCCGTCGATATGATCGTTCACGTGAGTGAGCGACTCGACGTGGTACCGAGCGGTGGAAGCATCACACTTCGTATCCTGGGTCGCGCCACCGACTTCTCCAACTACTACGAAGGTCAGCTTCTCATCAACACGAGTGGAAGTGTCACACTTTCAATCAACCGGCGTGTTGGTGGCGTCGGCGCCGTCGTAAACGCCGGCGGGGTGATCGGAACACATGCGGCAGGTGATGAGTGGGACATCGAGCTGTACGTGGTTGGATCCGAGCTGCGGGTTAGAGCCTGGAAGACTAACCTCCAGATGAAACCCCTCGGCTGGCAGATCACAGCGACCGACGCGAATCTGACGACCGGTACACTGGCGGGTTTCGCGGCGCGTCGTGAGTCGGGCAACACCGACACGACGACACAGGTCGTGATCGACGACTTTACCGCGGTTCCGATCGCGGTTGACGGTGGTCAGCTGGAGGTCCAGCGGCGTGATGAGATCGACACCGACTGGGAGACCGTCGTTCTATCGAGTGTGATCGGAATCGACGGGTTCAACGACTTCGAAGCCCGTGTTGGTGTCACGAGTGACTATCGGGTGCGACTCATCAACTCGCGAAGTTTCGTCGGAAGCTGGTCGGCGACGGGAAGCGATATGATCACAACACCCGGTGTCACGGGTGGTGGTAGTGATCCCACGGTTCTTCTCTTCACCAGCAACCAAGACACCGACGCATCACTTGCCTACACCATGACGTGGGACGGTCGACCGGTTGAGACGTTCGCGTTTCCTGAGACCAATGAGCAGACGTTCCAGCGGCTCTACGGCCGTGACTTCCAGGTGGCGTTCCGTCCGCTGGAGCGAGGAGGTGAACAGTTTGACCGCGTACTGCTCGTCCAAGCTGCCAGCGTAACACCGACACGACTCGCCAACATGACCAGTCTTCGCGACCTAGCGTGGGCCGATCTGCCGTATGTCTGCGTACGAGATGAACTCGGAAACCGGTGGTACGCCAACGTACTCGTACCCCTCGGATCGGTCGAGAACAGGCGACGTATCTTCCTAGCGCAGGTTCGAGTCACCGAGGTAACCGACACTCCCGCGCCCGTTGGGCAGTGATCGTGGTGAACACTCTCAATCTCCCCGCGTACGTCGGTCAGCGCTCTGCTACCTTCCGATTCGGACTGATCAACGCCGTCACGGGTGAGGTTCTCGCTGATCTACACCCATTAAGTGATCCACCGGCTAAGATCACACATGACACATCACGGACGATCAAGCGTCAACTTACGTTATCCCTGGGTGTAGAAGACTCCGAACGGATCAACGTGGTGCAGTCACGGGTGATTCCGTATATGGTGATCGACGGTGTGGAATACCCATTGGGTCGTTACATCTTCGCCGGTGATACGCGGTTCGAGTTTTCATCGGGATCGCTCGGTGGTGAGGTACTGCTTGACGAGATGCATGTCATCGACCAGCAGATCGAAAGCGCGATCTCACCGAATACATCACTAGGTTACGTCGGGATCACCGAGCTCATCAAGAAGATCATCACACCGTTTAACGTCGACTACGAGATCGAACCGACGAACTACACCACCAACGGTTCGTGGCCGATCGGCACCAACCGCGGAAACGTACTGGAGAACCTCGCACTAGAGGGAGGTTACTTCAGTCCGTGGTTTAATAACACCGGTGTACTTAAGTTCAACGTCGCCGTTGATCCCGCCGCGCAGCTTGCCACATTCGACTGGGACACCAACCACGTTGTCTACCGGAGTTCGATGAGTCGCACCAGTGACCTTCTTACGGCACCTAACCGCTTCATCGTCATATCCAACGGTACGAGTAGTCAAGACCTGTCCGGCGCCGCGATCGTCGGAACCTACGACGTACCGGATTCGGCACCGTGGTCGGCAGCGAATCGTGGATTCGTCGTACCACGGGTGATCGAGCTCGGTGTCGATACGCGAGTGCAGGCGCAGGTGATCGCTACGACACTGGGTCAGCGTCAGCTCGTGTTCGAGTACTACAGCCTCGACACGGCACCCGATCCACGTCACGATTCGTATGACGTGATCACGTGGCAAGGTGAGAAGTGGCTCGAACTTGCCTGGTCACTTACGTGCCGTGAGGGTGAACCGATGTCTCACGTTCTTCGAAGGGCGTTCAGCTGATGACTGCACCGGGTACGGGTGAGGGAACCCCTCCGTATGAGATCGCGAGTCTCGAATCGATCAACGCGCTCGTAGAGCAGGCGCAGCGGTTGGGTCTCATCTGGCGACTCATTCCCGGCACGGTCGTAGGAACCACCACCAACATCAACAACACGCTCGTAACGGTTGACGGTGACACGATACAGACACGCGCACAATCTCTCATCGGTCAGCTGATCGACAACTCTCGGGTGATGCTGCTCGTCGTACCACCAAACACCCTCTACGTGATTGGTTACGTCGGTGCGTCACCTCTACCAAGTGGACTACGCGACTACGTCGCGGCGACGTCCAACACAGGATCGATCACCGCCGAGACGGTAATCCTCACCGGCAACCAGATGATCTTCAGTAACGGACGAGCCTACCGTGTGATCTGGTCGCAGCGACTGGATCACAGCGCGGCGCAGATCGCGTCGGTGCGAGTTCGACAGACGAGCATCTCCGGTACCCAGCTCATCTTCTGGCAGGCGCAGGTAACCGCCGTCGTCGGCAACAACTACTACAGTGAGGCGGTCATCAAGAGGATCGCCGGTTCGGACCTCGTAGACAACCTCGTACTTACGCTCGCGGCGTCGGCGGGAAACGTAGTCGCGCGTGGTGCGGCAGACACCGTTCGCTACATGGAGGTGTGGGACTGCGGACCCGCGAGTGACTTCCCAAGTGCCATTGCGATCTAGCAATGTGATACCGTAGCTACATGCACGCTGAAGCCTACATGGCCGTTCGCCGTATGATCCAGCGAAGCGGCATCAACCCCGGGGAACGCTGGACGGCTCTCGACATCGGGGGTGCGTACTGGAACGGTTCCGCGCGACCCGAGCTTCCTAACGCCGACTGGACCGTGCTCGATCAGGAACCAACGCAGTTCGACCTCGACACCAAGCACGCCTGGGATCAGTATGTGGTTGCAGATGCAACTACCTGGCGACCCGCGGGTCTGATGTTCAACTTCATCCTCTGCACCGAGGTCTTCGAACACGTCGCGAACTGGCGCGACATCATCGAGACCGCACACGCGATCCTCGATCCCCGCGGAATCTTCATCGTCACGTGTGCGTCCATGGGACGACCCGCGCACGGTGCGACCGGTGCCCCCACTCCCGCGGAGGGAGAGTGGTACGCCAACGTTCACGAGAACGACCTTCGCTGGACGCTCGAATCGTGGTTCAATGACGTTTACGTCGAGTACGTGAACCTTCCCGGAGACGCTTACGCACTGGCACGTGAACCGCGATGACCGATCGCAACCTCTACGCAGTCATACCCTCCGGTCAGCGACCACGTGAGCTTGCTACCCTAATTCACGACCTCATCGACTACGGCGATGTTCGCGTCGTAGTCGTCGACACGGGTTACGACCGGATCAAGCTTCGACACCCAAACCTGGTCGTCGTCAAGGATCGTGGTAAACCCATCAACATCCAGCGGTGGTGGAACACCGGCCTCCGTGTCGTGTACCTCTACCAGGATCAGACGGCGCCTGGTGCCGAGTTTACCGTAGCCGTCTTGAACGACGATCTGCGGGTGCCTCAGGGCTTCGTTGAACGGTTAGATCGTGAACTCGAGCTGACCGGAGCCGCAGCGGCCTGTCCCTCACCGGGACTTCGGACACCGTCCTGGAAGGTGGACGGGTTAAAGAACGCACCGCGCATGCTCGGCTTCGCGTTCGCACTTCGTGGCTCGCTGAAGCTGCTCGCGGACGAACGGTTCGTCTGGTGGTACGGTGACAATGACCTCGACTGGCGGTGTCGTGACCTCGGAGGTGTCGTACACGTCGGTGGATCGTGGGATGGGTTCGCACATCTCTATCCAGACAGCACCACCGTCGGTGAGCTGGCCGCACAGGCCGGACGAGACCGTGAGACGTTCGTCCAGAAGTGGGGAGTTCCACCGTGGTAGTGTAGCTCTGTGACCTCCAACCTCGACGTGACGATCGTCATACCGTCGATTCCACCGCGCGCGCTTCTTCTGCGACGCGCGGTGGAGTCCGTTCTCAACCAGACGTGGTATCACGTCGCGGGAATCTCGATAGCCGTTGACACGGAGAGGGAAGGTGCCGGCCCGACACGCCAACGCGCGCTCGACGGCGTCAGCACCCCCTGGGTCGCGTTCCTCGACGATGATGACGAGTTTCTTCCACATCACATCGAGGCGCTCATGCAGCACGCGCTCGAGACCGGCTGCGATTACGCCTACTCGTGGTTTAAGATCGTCTCGAACGGTCACGTACTCGACACGGATCCGGTCTTTCCACCCGGACACTACCTCAACCCGTGGGACGACGCCAACCCGCGGCAGACCACCGTCACGACGCTGGTCCGGACCGAGCTGGCGAAGCAGGTGCGGTTCGTGCCGCCTCCGGACGGTGAGACGATCAACGGTCAGCGGTATGGTGAGGACTGGCAGTTCACACTGGGTTGTCTCGCAGCCGGCGCGAAGATCAGTCACCTCGTCGAGAAGACGTGGCTCTGGCATCACGACTCGGGGAACACCTCGGGTAGACCGGATCGGTGGTGACGATGTACCTCAAGCGAGGCGATAAGATACACCTAGCGGTACCAATTCCCAACACGTTCAGTCCCGCTGAGGCGGAGGTGGAGACTCGACGTCTCTACAACTTCTACGTAACCGAGTACGGTGCTCTCGGCGTGGGAATCGTGATCTTTACGACAAACAGCACTCTTACACATCCCGTTGTCGTCGCGGTGTTTCGTGAGGAGACGGAGTGAAGGT